ATACAAAATTAGTCTTTTCGGCATTAGTTAAATTAATAGCTAATCCAGTAAAACCCCTTCCCCTATTGTCTTCAAAGATTTTTTGCTTGCTTTTATCATAAATTAATTCACCATTGTTTTCTAATGTAGAAACAATAGTTTCTGCCTGTTTACCATAAATGGTATCGGCAGATTCCCAATACTCAGCACTATCCTTCTTCAAGGAAATAGGGAAAGCTGGTTGATTTAATCTAATAAGATTTACATCAGATTTCTTTCTTCCTGCCGTGTCTTCTCCAGCACCTTCGGCAATAAGAACATTTTTTACTTCTACTGTTTTACCAGGAGCCACAAATTTAATTGTGATTGTATAAAAAGCATCTAATCCAGCTTCATCCAAGTATTTGTTAATTCCATTAATGAAGTTACTCTCATTACCAAGACCAGCAGATAGTTTACCTTGTCTGGACTTAGGTTTTACATAAACAACTCTTTGTGATGCCCCTTTTCCTACAAGAACAACCCCAGCGGAAGAGATACGAGCTCCGCTTGCGGTTGTATAATCTTCGATGAATTGTCCTCCTTCAGAAGCAAAAATACCAGCTACTTTTTCTAAGACAGCAGTTCTATTTTCGTTTGTAACAATAGCAATTCTATTGGCTGTTTTACCTTTGAATTCTGTATATCCAAAAGTCTTCAATACTTTTTCAATATCGTTAGTGGTTATCATCAGAAATTAAGAGTAGCAAATTTATCTTTGAGAGATTGCTTCTCCTCTACTTCATTACCAGCATCAAAGATATCATCCTGTGCTGTTTGTTCGCAATCATAAAGACGCATCTTAGCGCGATCAACACCTACAACAAATCTCTTATGGATTGTTGGGTCATTATATCGGTTCTTAAGTTGCTTGATCATAAGTTGCCCTAGACCTTCTAGTTCCTCACTAGAAATAAGAGCAATCATTAGGTCAGCTGTAGCTGGTAGACCAAACGATTCTGAAGTATCTGTAATCTTTACATCTGAATCACCATAACCCGCACGTGTTGTTTGAGTAGCACTAACAATGGGCACATCAAACTCAACAGCTAAACCACGAATCTCTTCAGCAATACTCTTTACTAGAGTATATGAATTGACTCCTGACTGGTTACGAATCCTAGAAGAAGCACAAATATTTAGATAGTCAATAAAGATAATATCAGGAGTAAAGTCCTTCTTTAGCTTCAGCTCATTCAGAAGAGCCTTGAAGTGCCCTACGTGAGCTGCAGCAGTTGGATACTCTTTTACAATCAAACGCCCTTGTGTCTTCTTAGAGATGCCGCTGATCTTGTTTTCAAAGTTGACCTTAGGAAGCTCTGCAAGGTCCTTGATATTGACGTTGAGTAAGTTAGCGTCAATACGTTCAGCAATCCTTTCCTCAGCCATCTCAGCGGTGATATAGACCACATTGTAGCCCTGCATCAGAGAGGCTGCAGCCATGTGACACATAAACAAAGACTTACCAACACCAGTACCAGCTAGTGCAATGTTTAAAGTCTTCTTTGGAAGACCACCTTTGGTAATCTTGTTTAGATAATCAATATCAAATGGAATGCGCTCTTCCTTTTTATGGTAGAACTCAAATCTATTTTCAGCGTCACCAATGTAATCGTGTCCTACATTAGGATCAAATGATACAGCTAGAGCATCAGAAAGAATACTTGGAATAGCATCTTCTGTTTTCTTTTTATCATCTCCATTGGCGATACCAATAGATTCCATCAATGCATTATAGATGGCTTGTTTCTTACACCACTTCTCAGTGGAATCAATCATCCACTCTGTAGATGACTCAGGCATACCAAAACCTGAGAACATTGTATGAATGCCTTTGACCGTATCTTCTGTTAGGTCTAAGCGAGAATCTATTTCAATGCGGAGAGATTCGACCGAAGGGCTTTCATTGTACTTGACCATATATTTGGCGATCTCTTCAAAGACGACTCGCTCTGATTGATCATGGAAATATTCAGGTTCAATAAATGGGATTGTCTTTCTAGAGAATTTTTCATTATGTACAAGTGAACGTAAAATCAGATTCTCAATTTGATCCATTATGCTCCGTATGAAAATGTGCCTTTAGCGATCACGTCCAACTTCTCCATGATCTCATCAGTGAAATATTTTTCTGGTTCTGCAAGAATTTGCTTTGCGTAGATCTTTTTACCATCACCAAGATCATAACGTCCGGCAACATTCTTCCACATACCACCAGCTTCTCCAAGCTCTAGTAATCCATAATATCTGTCGAGACCACGCTCATCGTAATAGAGCCTTACCTCAACATCTTTATTTTCTTTGCTTAGACGCGACTTAGCAGTCTTTGCCTTGATAATGTTTCCAATGATTTCTTTTCCATCCTTCTCCTTTTTCTTGCTGAGATGAATGATTGTAGAGGCTGCGTACTTGAGTCCACTACCTCCTCCCATTTCTTTTGTAGGAACATAAGCGCCGATGACATCGTAAGTGTGGTTGGTAACGATCATGGGAATTTTAGCTTGTCCCAACTTTAGAGTAAGCATTCTAAAGGTTCCTTTGATAAGCTGTGATTTAGTCATATCACGTACTTGCTTATCATTCAAAGTGTCTTCAATCTCTTTAGTTGTAGACAGCATACCAAGAGAATCTAACACAAACATACAAGGCTTGCGTTCATCAACTGGCTTCTTAAGGTATATATCAACAGCCTTGAGAGCTTTGTTTCTAAATTCTTCTACTGTAACTACGTTAACGACGGCAACGCGCTTAAGGTCGATGTTGCGTGACTCCAGAAGGCTTTTATTGATTGCTGCTTCAGTATCAAAATAAACGCAATATGCATCGGGATTAGTATCAAGGAAGTTCTTGACCACTGCGAGTGAGAAAAAAGTCTTACCAGTAGAGCTTTCCCCAGCGATCGCAGTGATTTTGTCACCAGATACGCCACCATAGAGAGACCCAGAAACAAGAGCATTAAAGATGAACGAACCTGTGTCCACGTATGATTCTGTTTCTTCGATATCTGAGGCAATTTGTGTGTAGTCGCCACCAATTTCATTTACAAGTTCCTTTAAAAAATCCATAATAAATCAATCAATCTTAAATCTTGCTTCTGAGTTCACGTAGGTATTCTATCATATCTGCGCGGATTTCCATCAATTCAGTAAAACAATCTTGACTTTTAGCGTCAGCTCTTAACTCATGGTTGGGATCTATTACAGATTCAATGAATAGATCCATAGCGCGTTTCTTTTTATCAGACATATCAAACAAAGAAAGAGGATAATGTTACAGTCTTTTCCGAGCTCCAACCAATAGAATCAAGGATAATTTGAATAGGACTTAAAAAGCTCTTTTCAAATTGAAGATCGTAGTCAATGTATTTAATCAAGTTTAGCTCTCGGGGAAAATCAGAGATAAAAGAAATAACGTTCTCACCGAGTTTATTGGGAACCTTTAAGTAACAGAACTTAATCTTTTCACCATTTTGAATTAAAGAGTATTTCTTATCAAGACCATTCTCTTTAATATGATAATTGAAAAGAAGAGCTCCACGAGCATGAATAGGAGTTCCTTTTACGTAAATATCATTGGCTGATCGATACTTACTAACGTCACTAACGCTTCTGGGGAAAGCAATCTCTTCAGGAGGAAGAGTCTTGAATTGTTGCCTACAAGAATCAATGAAGTCAATTACATCGTCCTCAGTGCCCTCCATCATCAGCTTGAGAGCGTCTTTAATCATTTTCCTACAAGGAGCAGGAGTGGATGATTTGACCGCCTCAATGCCCATCATTTTGAGCTTAGGCTCAGCATAACGGACACCTTCACTATCCCATACATTCAAGATGTAACGCTTCTTACCAGTCCAAATTCCACGGTCAGCGATATTCTCTCGCTTCATCTGCATCTTCTGATCATAAGCATTTACATAATCAGCAAGTTCAAGATAAGACTCGTCAATAAATGGTTCTAGCTTATCTCCACAGAATGAGTTGATTACATTTACAATCTTCTCTTTATCAGATTGATCTTTGAAAACTTTATCGACAAGAGGACCCATATTCATATAAACAGAATCTGTGTCGATAGCAATAATGTAGTCAAAACTATCAGTTCCCAATGCTTTATTCATATACTCATTGAGCTTTCTTTCAATCCAACGGATAGATAGCTGCCCAGAAAGAGTAATAGCCTCTGCATTTTCTAGTTTGAAATAGCGGAAGTATTGATTACCAATAGCACCATAAGCACTATTGAGAGAAATCTTCTTCGCCATTTGAACATTGTTACATCTGGAGATTTCTTTCACCAAACCTTTAGAAGGCTTCTTCTCATTGAGCTGCTTGGCTGCTAGCATTCGTTTTTTGAAGATGACTCGCTCTGCATACATTTTCTCCATCAATTCAGGAAGCATTCCTTTCTCCCTCTTATAGAGAGCACCATTAGCAGCCATAGTCCAATCCAGTTCTTTGAGAGGACTTAGATCAACTTCTCTATAAAGAAGATCATCTACAAGAGCCTTACTAGAAATCTCACGTATTTTTAAAAGGTTTTCATGATAACCAATTTGACTTGGACTTGGATCTTCTAATGCTTTCTCTTGTGCCTTCACAATCAGATTGTTTAGCTCTTCCTTGGAAACAAGAGTCTCCGGGGAAATAGCAT